ATTCCGTCGGGCGAGGTCATGACACGATTGCCTAAGCCACTGCCTGAGACCGCAACAAAGAGGCCGTTGCCATACGTGATAGCCTGCCAAACATTATCTGAGGCACTTGTCCGACTGGTCCAGTTGATTCCGTCGGGCGAGGTCATGACAAGATCGCCTGTGCCGACACCGGCGACCGCAACAAAGAGATTGTTACCGAAGGCGACACCAAACCAGGCACTATCCGTCGCACTTGTCCGGCTGGTCCAAGTGATCCCGTCTGGCGAGGTCATGACACGATCATCAGTGCCATTACCGGAAACCGCTACAAAGAGGCCGTTACCATAAACAACACTATACCAAACATTATCTGCGGCACTTGCCCGACTGGTCCAGGTGATACCACCCCCGCCCTCATATGTATTGACCGCGATACCCGCGTCATTGTCGGTCGCGCCGGCCCACGGATAGAGATCGATAGGGACGGTATCTATAAGTTCAAAGGCGTCCAAAAGAAGATTATCACCAGGAATGCCCATTAGCTTCCCTTTTCTTCGTTTTTATCAGTCAGTTTATGCTGCACGCTCGCGATCATCAGGCCCGTTTCTATCAGCGGCTTTTCAAATCCTTTGCGCGCGATCGTTGCCTCAGTGAGCGGCGGAGCGGTCAGAGCAGAAATAGCGGACTTTACAGCGCCTTCAGAAACCACACCTACTTTATTCAACAGGTCTTCAGCGGTACCGGCACCAGACGCTAATTGCTTGGCAGAGGCAAGTGCGGCATCTCGAATATCAGTTTTGGCACCTTCAATGCCAGGAACAAGTGTCGGGCGCGGCGGAATGTTACCTTTAACGTCGCCATATTCCTGCACCGTGGCCACCATCGCCACAGATGGTCCGTCTGGATACGTGGATTCTTCAAAATATCCAGTTTCAACCTTTTTGCTGGAAAGGTCAAAAATTTGCTGCCTAAATGTTCTAAACTGGCGCGAGGGTATAAAATGAACTTTTGGCATGACAGGCTCTGTTATTGGTCGTCTTCATACCGCCACAGGTCGGCTTCCTGAAGGATTGTAGTCGCCTCTTGTTTGGTCTTCACATCCTCTGTTTTAGTGCCCATAACCTCAGCTGCAGCCTTTTTCAGCGTCATGTGATTATCGGTAGCGTCATAGAGTTTGACTGGTACATCAGGAATCGCGGCAAGTTCAAACTCTGGCACGGGCTCAGGCGGAAGAGCGGCGGCTAGATCGTCTTTATCAAGAATGAAATCGCCGCTTGCGATATAGGCTTGGAACTGGCGATGATTTTTCAACGCTTCAAATTGACTATCCGACAGAGGCGTTGTTGCACCCGCGCTAAAGGATATTTTTTCGCCGTCAGAAAAGCCCCTATCGCTCGCGCGCGCCTTCATGACAACGCGCCCTTCTCTTACAGTTCTCACGCCGCGATTAGGCGCATAAACACACAAGACAATATTTTCTTTTAATTTCGAAACAATGAAATGCACTGTCATTCTCCTAGGAAAAATAACCGCCAAAGCCGCGGAATGCCTGGCTATTCGGAACGCCACCAACATATATTCCACCAGCTTTAGCTGTGTGTATCATCGCGAGAAGCTGTTGGCCATAAATGCTTTGGTTCAAAAAAATGCCAAAATAATTGCCGGTGCGTACAGGCACATTTTGATATGTCACGGATACTTTATCGACCGTTGAACTAATCTTATAGCCTGCCTGCTTACCAGCGACAGCTCTATTATTCATAAAAAGCAAATGCGCCAACAGGAGATAAAGCGCATTGGTCAAGCAGGCCTCGTCAAACAGGCAGACACTATAAACCGTGTCAGACATCATGCAGGTGACAAATTTCCACTGCGTCTCTAAAAGAGCATCGGGATAGACGGTCTCATCAGCAAACGCCGGAAAATCAGCACGGAAGGTGGTAATATCCAACGTTACAGTTGCCATACATCACCTAGCCTTTTTTCGTCTGGGCGGCACCCTTTGTTTTGGCGGCTTTTTTCATATCTTCCGGCGTGATTTGCGCAGCAGCGTCTTTTTTGGAATCATTCGGTGGCTTTTCTTCCAACCTGGATTTATTGAATGCGGATAGCGTTTTCTTTTCCACCGCAATAAAGCCGTTTTTCTCGTGAATTTGGAAAACGGCATTATTCTTAAGCTGCTCCAATTGTGCGTTGCTGACTTCGGTAGCCACACCGTTTGGGATAATAACAGAGGTAATACCAACTTCCCGTTTGCCCGCATGGCGACCAGGAATAAGAATCCCGTCACCGTCCACAGCAAGTTGGCCATCGGCACCCTTTTTGAATTCCTGATACTTAACGGAATCTGTCATTGTTGAAACGATGATCGGCATACAAGCTCTCCTTTATAGACCCGTCCAACGGGTGATGGCCCAAGGCCGCGTAACGAGTGTTCCAGCCGTGGCGTTTGAATAATCCTCAAGCATGCCCTTAACGAGTTGTTGAACCCCGACCAGGCGTGAGCGCACCGGTACAACTTGCATGAAGGTACGACCGCCGTCAGTTGACCCGTCATTCATCACAGAAGGCGCATAATAGTATGCCACATTTGCGCCGCCATTAGCTCCATCAAGTTCTACAGCCGATTCGATATTAATCAGTGGATAATTCTGGTTTAGCCACTGCATGGGTGTTGCCCCGTATTGGCTAGACGGGGTTGTCAGATAATCGACGACAGCTTGGGAGAGCGCCAATGTAGTCGAGGTGCGTTTGGGATCAATATTGCCGAACGATTGAGTACGAAGTGTCACAATAAAATTCTGCAAATCGGCAACAATTTCATTGTAGGTTTTTGTTGCCCAAATGCCGCCAGGGATCGCTGTATAGGCGGGCAGGTTTGGATCGTTGAGAAAACCGTAGGTGCGGTTACTACCGTTATTGTAGCCATTATATCCGACAATATTGCGGCTGATCTCTAGAGCATTAACCGTAGCTGCCCGTTTGGCATCGATGCTGGAAAGTTCCATGGCAGCCGCTTGCTCGCTTTCGAGTATATTTTGCTCAAAGCCTTTTTCGAAGCGAACGATGGTCCGGCTTTCAATCTGGTGGTTCCAGTTGGCCAAGCTGATATTAGCGCTATCACCATATTCGATAGCAGCACCACTGCCCTCCAGGGTCTTGAAGACGACTTGATCATCGGCCCAATTACCGCCGTTAACGACACCAATCAGATAATCAAGGGTGCGCGCCTGTGTGACTACATTGATAAAGCCTGGCAACCAATATTGCAGAAACTGGATAGGGGTGCCGATGGTGGCCGGCAGCACTGCACCGGTGATACCGGCATCCAAAGCAAAGCCAGTCTTGAGCGCTTTGTATTTGGGTAACAATTCGGCAGACAGAGCAAGCAGCTTTTCTGGTCTAAAGCTGATGCCTATCGTTTCAAGTTCATGATAGGCGGCCGCCATGTCTGCGGTAAAGGCAAGACCGTTGCCCGCATTGCACGGCAGAATTTCGCCTGTAATAACTGTGGGGGAGAGAGCGTTCATCTTACCTTACCTTACCTTTTTAAGTCTATACGCCAGCAGTAATCAACACGCGCGTCAGCCCTGGGGCCGCGATTGTGCATTGAATGCGGGAGTTGAGGATTGCAGTGCGACCGCCAGCCACCGTAGCAAAAAGCTCGCCTGTTGTTTCGTCATAAAAAAGCTGGTCCCCATTGTCCGCAGCTTCCGCGATATTCACCAGGCAGCTTCCGCTTAGCAGGAACTGCCCTGTTTCAGCATTTTGCAAGGCCGTGACAGGCGCAAACGTATCGGTGCCGTCGCCAAAAGACGCATAAACCTTCGGATCAACGAGAATACCGGCATAGACGCCCGTGCCCCCCGCTGTGACCGTATCGTCAGAACTGGCGAGAAACGTATAGGCAAACCCAATCTCGTTCGGCACGGCTAACACGGACGAGTCGAGGAAATAAGGCTGAATGACCTTCGGCACATTGAGATCAATTTGACCTGCAATCCCGGTGGATTGTTGAACGTTAATAGCTCCGGCTGCTTGTACCATTAGGGTGCCCCTTTTTGACCGAGCGCGGCAATTGCACCAGACAGCGCTTTTTTGCCGTCGATTGCGACGCTATCCAAAGCTGTTACTGGTATGGTTGGTGAAGATGATTGGCTTGCGAGATAGATATTGCAAGCCGTGATTTCGTGACCTGTCGGTACATCGGAAAGCTTCAATTTTTGAGCGCCGTAAACACCAACCTCGTTGATATCCATAGCGCTATGATCAAAGACCCCGATACGTTTGGCAAGACGATCAGCGAGATCTGTTTTAGCAGTGATACTTTTCTCGAAAGCCTTGGCACCGTTGGCCCGCATATCGGCAACCTCCATGCGAAGACCTTTAAGTTCATCGAAAAACGGGGCCATATCCTTGGCATCGAAGCTCGTTTCAGCTTCCTTGCCGCCGCCGCCTAGCCCGTCATCTTCCGATTCCTTTTTGCTTTCAGCGTCCTTGGCCTCCTTGTCTTTGTCTTCCTTGTCCTCGGCCTCCTTCTCCTTGTCTTTCATATAGTCAGAGCAGGCATCGCGCACCGCTTTTTGGAAGGTGCCATCCTTGGCATAATCCTTATCTTCTTTTTCTGATTTATTTTCATCGCTGCCGACCTTCTCCGTATTTTCAAGGCCGGTTTGATCTTTTGCGTTTTTATTTGCCATGGTATGACTTTCCAAATCTTGATCTAGGACTCTGACTTCTGACCCCATTCTGCCGAAATCAACGACTGCGATATGATTTCCGAGAATATTGGTCTGTTTAAAATCGAAGCTCTTGCCGTTGTATATACCAGATTCTTTGACATATTCACAAGTATAACCGCAAGACAATTCGCGCTTGCCCTGTTCAATAGCACGTTTAAGACTTTCAGACATGATTTTAATCGTGCCTTTTATGGTGGCGTCCGCTTCATCAAAAAATATAATTTCACCGGTGATACCCTCGATGCCTTTCTCTTCAGGCGGCGTGCGGCCCTCCTCGCGAGGCCCGAGAATTTCATGCTCATCAATGATAGGGACCAAACGGAAACTTTCCAACGTTTCCTGCCGGGATAACTCATTTGGTGAACGCAGGACATTGACAATCCTGTCGGCGTCTTCGCCAACCAATCCCAAGTCTGAACCCCTATAAGGGAAAACGCCCGCCTTTGAAAGCGGGTTTGCTTCGATCTCATACCAGCCGTTTGTATCAAAATTACGGGCACTGGCACGATCAAATACTTTTTGTCTTTTGCTCATAAAATAACAGGTTTCATTACACATTTGCAGTTTATCAATTGGCCGGGCAAACCCCGTTCACCGGTTTTTTTATCGATGACCGGCAAATCGTCAAAAGAGTATATACCACCATTTAAGCCGTTTGGGTATTTTGATTTGTGGTAGGGTCTCGGTGTTTTGCCGCCGCCAGAATGGATCCACTCGAATTTTTTAACGCCGGCTTCTTGCATGCGAGATTTATTCAAGGCAGCATAGATTTTTTTCGTCTGGTCAGTAGCAATGAATTTAGCACGCTTCCTGGTCTGTTTATTGGTGCCCGGAAGAAGTTTTTGCACGTTGGTTTTCAATTCAGCGGCACCCCCGGACTGAAGCGAACGGCTCACCATCTCTCTTACCTTGCCCAAATGCTCCGCAGGAATGGATTTGATAAGCGAAACATTGTTCTCGATCGCCAAATCAATATCACTTTGTATCTTTGGTGATACTTTTTTCACGGGTTTCACATCCGTTATCTTCGCCAGGCTGCGCTTGCTTGTCGCCGCGCTTTCCACATCGATACGGTTGACCACGCTCTTTGCAGCAGCAGGGGCTTTGGTTATAAGCAGACTTTCCTGGTCTGCGATCGCAGACTTGAAAATGCGCGCCACAATATTAGCCAGGGTGGCGCGGCTTTTCCCGGCTTCCACTTTTCGCACAGCAGCAAGAACGGCACTCACCGCCGCGCGCCCGGCAACGATGGCCGCGGCGGCAAGTGCGGCATAGGTTTTTTCATTGCGGGCATGGACAGCAATATTTGGTCGGAGCGCACTTCCTTCCGCTAAGGGCTCCTTGTCCCGGCGTTTGTCAAAAACAATATGCTTGCAGCTATGCACGAGTGATCTACGACAGAATGATAACGGCATTCCCGTTAGATCGCCCGTAAAGCTTGTCGAGCCCATTTATCGTAAAAGGACTAGGATATTCGGTGGCTACAAAACCTCTATCGTCGTCCAGAGGGACATCATCGGCTATCCTAAGCCGCGCTGGGCCTCCTCCAATTTTTTGGGCACTCCCCGTGAAATCACCCCTGGCAGCTGCGTCGTAAATTAAAACCCACGCATAATCTGTTCCCAATATGACAGCATCTTTGGTCGCCATTTTTACCCCTCCTCTTTGTCGGTATTTTGTGCTTGTACACCATCCAAGTCAATATCGTCGTCTTCCTCGTCACCGGTGAGCATATCCTTTGGCGTCAATTCAAGCAGGCTGTTGCGGTCCTTTATTAAAGTATCCCTGATATCTTCCGCATCGATTGCCCCGGTATCCTGCAACTGGCTGAGCCTTTGCGCTTCGGTAAGCCTGGTTTGCGCCTGTTCAAGCGCGTTTTCTTCGCCGAGCGGTTCCCACCTAACGACAGGGTGATTAATATCTATGCCTTCCGATTTAAACGCAATTTCATAGTGTTTTTGAATGATCGGATTATAGGTCTGTGTCTGAATGACGCCAAGGCTTGAATTATAGCTGTCGATTTCATTTTCACCCGTGGCATTAAAGCCCTTCGGTGTGGTACCGAGCAGCTTGGTGACGGGCATGCTCGCGATCGACGCCACAAGCTGGTAGAGCGACATCACAACGTCGTCAGAGTCGGTCAGGGG